GTTATGGGTAAAAATAAACCAGGAACATTTGCTGGAGAAATATTAGCATCTGGATTGATGTTTAAAAATTTTGCAATCGCAATTGGTTTTACTCATATAATGAGAGGTTTAAGAGAAACTGGTTTAAAAGGCAAAGCTGGTTATCTAGTACCATTTTTAATTGGTACAACTTTAATGAATGCTTACTCACATGAGATGAGAGAAGTATTAAAAGGAAGAGATGTAATTAATTTTAATACTTTAGATAAAACACAAATGTTTCAATATTGGTTAGCTAGATTAATTGGTGGTGGTGGATTAGGTATCTTTGGAGATCTAGTTTATCAAGAGGCAGAGGGAGAAAATTACGGAACCGATGTCACAGATGCTTTACTTGGATTACCAGTAGCTTTTGGTAAAGATGTCTATGCTCTAATTGATGAAACATTTAGATATATGCCTGGTGGTCAAGAGCCAGCTTTAGGTAGAGAGTTTTCTAATTTTGTTAAAAAGTACACTCCAGGCAGCTCAATATGGTATTTGAGAGCAGCATGGGAAAGGATTATAGTAGATACGCTGCAGAACTTAATAGATCCAGATTTTCATAAAAAAAACAATAATATTATTAAAAGATACCAAAGCAAAGAAAACAGAGATTATTGGTGGTATCCAGGCGAAAATATGCCTAGTGATGCACCAGAAATTTCACAATAATTCTATAGACAGAATTGACAAATTAATCTAATACGAAAAATATAGTAGGATTATAACGCCTACAAAAATTTTTCCTAACATAACAAAAGAGTATATTATGACAGTATCGAGTTTATCGGTAAAAAATTCCTATAATGGAGATAATAGCACAACAAGTTTTGCTTTTACTTTTCCAATCCATAGCTCAGCAGAGCTGCAAGTAATTCTAAGAGCTGCTAATGGAACTGAAACAGTACAAACTTTAACAACGCATTATTCTATTGTAGATAACGGAGCGTCTGGTGGACAAGTAAATTTTGTGACAGCTCCTGGAACTGGAATAACTGTAGTCTTATTAAGAAACACTAACTTAACTCAAGAAACAGATTACATATCAAATGATCCATTTCCAGCTGAAACACATGAGGCAGCTCTCGATAAATTAACTTTACAGCAGCAAGAGCTGCAAGAAGAAGTAGATAGATCTTTAAAATTATCAAGAACTAACACGATGAACTCAACTGAGTTTATTGTTGGAGCTACAGATAGAGCTGGAAAAATTTTAGGATTTGATGATAACGGGGAGCTAGTAGTTTCACAAGAGCTGGGGACATTTAAGGGAAATTGGTCTGCAGCAACTTCTTATGCTGCTCGAGACATTGTTAAGGATACCTCTACTAATAATATTTTTTTAGCTAATACTGGTCACACTTCATCTGGTACTCAGCCATTAACTACAAATGCTGACAGCGCAAAATGGGATTTATTAGTAGATGCAGCTGCATCGACTACAGCTCAAAATGCAGCAGCTGCTAGTGCCACAGCAGCGGCAACATCGGAAACAAATGCAGCATCTT